ATGCCCTATTCTATTGAATATAATATAAACTTTAACTAATGGTATCTCCATATAATTTTATAGTTACCCCTAAAGGTGGGAAACGCTATAATAACATTAATGCCGATGGATTGATAACAAGCTCGTCACAGGAAGACCATACGGTAACTAATAGATATGGAATTGTTCAAGCTCTTCCTATGGGATATGAGGGAGAGATACAAAAGGGAGATACTTTGCTTGTTCATCATAATGTCTTTAGAAAATATTATGATATGAAAGGGCGAGAAAGATCTGGACCGTGTTATGTGAAAGATGATACTTATGTAGTTTATTACGATCAGTTCTTTTTATATAAAAACGATGGTGAATGGAAAGCTCCTTGTCCTTATTGTTTTATACGACCTCTGGAGAATACGGAATATTCTTTTGGCAATATTAATATGGAAGACCATACAGAATTATTTCTTATTGGAGAAATTGCGTATATTAATAATCAGTTACTTGATTTAGGATTAAAGGTGGGTGATAAAATCTCTTTTTCTCCCGATAGCGAATATGCTTTTGAGGTAGATGGAGAAAAACTTTATAGAATGTTTACTAGAAATATATGCGTAAAGCTTTAGACATAACAGATTTAAAAGTTAAAATTATTGAAGCAGGAGAAAGTGCCGTGCGACAATTAATTAAAGTGGCTAGAGAAGAAATTATTAAACCTGATCCCGAAGATGAATTGGCTGCAGACAGATTAAAGAATGCAGCAGCTACAAAGAAGTTAGCAGTTTTTGATGCCTTTGAGATTCTCCAACGTATTCAGGAAGAGAAAGCAATTTTAGAGGGTGATCATACCAAATATGACAAAGCCCTATCTCAAGGATTTGCAGAACGAAGATCGAAGTAATGGATTATGGACTCTATAAAATCATTCCCCATAATGTCCCCAAGACTGCGTATGCCAATAAAAATAGGTTAAAATCGTGGAAGTATGGGTATAATGAAAAATATGATATAGTCATTATATCTCGTGATGGCACATTAGGAGAAGTATATGATATCAATGGCTTTAAGATAGGACTTCCTAAAGCTCCCAAGACATTAGCCAAAGGTGAAAATTGTTGGCATCGTAAAGATTATCCTAAAGATTTGTCTCGTATACGTACAATCTTTGAGTGGAATAAGAGAGATAATATCTTTAAAGGAAAATGGGTAGACTTTATAGAACGGGAATTTGATAAAAGAGAACAAGGATATTGGTTTTACAATAATGGTATTCCCACCTATATTAGTGGCACTCATTATATGTATCTTCAATGGACAAAAATTGATGTAGGATATCCCGAATTTCGTGAGGCTAATAGGATTTTTTATTTGTTCTGGGAGGGATGTGTAGCCGATTCTCGCTCCTATGGTATGTGTTATCTCAAAAATAGGAGGTCAGGATTTTCATTTATGAGTTCGGCAGCCGGGGTACATAGTGCTACAATAACTAGAGATGCTAGGATAGGGATATTATCTAAAACTGGAGCTGATGCTAAAAAGATGTTTACCGATAAAGTGGTTCCCATTTCTAATCATTATCCTTTCTTTTTTAAACCCATCCAAGATGGTATGGATAAACCTAAAACGGAATTAGCCTATCGTGTTCCTGCCTCCAAAATTACTAGAAAGAATATGTATGAAACCGAAGAGATAATGCTCGATGGACTTGATACTGTGATAGATTGGAAAAACACTTCGGATAATAGCTACGATGGAGAAAAATTATTACGCCTTATTCATGATGAGTCAGGTAAATGGGATAAACCCGAAAACATTCTTAATAACTGGCGAGTAACGAAAACGTGTTTAAGATTAGGAAGTCGAGTTGTAGGGAAATGTCTTATGGGTTCAACCTCTAATGCATTAGATAAAGGAGGTTCAAATTTTAAAAAAATCTTTGATGATTCATATCCTCTGAATCGCAATGCCAATGGACAAACAAAATCGGGACTATATTCCCTATTCATTCCGATGGAATGGAATTTTGAGGGATTTATGGATAAATATGGATGGCCCGTTTTTAATACTCCTCCTAAACCTATAGAGGCAGTTGATGGGGGAGATATTATCCAAGGGGTTGTTGACTATTGGAAGAATGAGGTAGCCTCTCTCAAGCACGATGCCGATGCCCTTAATGAGTTCTATAGACAATTTCCTCGTACTGAAGCTCACGCTTTCAGAGATGAAAGTCGCAATTCCTTATTTAATCTTACCAAACTTTATCAGCAAATAGATTACAATGACAACCTTATTAGTTCTCATGTACTTACTAAAGGATCGTTTCATTGGAAAGATGGGATAAAAGATAGTGAGGTAATATGGACACCTAATGATAGAGGAAGATTTATCATTAGCTGGTTCCCTCCCAATCATTTACGTAATAATGTTCTCATAAAACGAAATGGCAAGTATCCCGGTAATGAACATCTAGGGTCTTTTGGATGTGACCCTTATGATATATCCGGGGTAGTAATAGGAGGAGGATCTAAAGGGTCATTACATGGATTAACAACTTTCCATATGGATGATGGCCCTACGAATTGTTTTTTTCTAGAATATATCGCCCGACCCCAAACGGCAGAGATATTCTTTGAAGAGGTTTTAATGGCGTGTATATTTTATGGTATGCCCATCTTGATAGAGAACAATAAGCCTAGACTTTTATATCACTTTAAAAATAGAGGATATAGAGGATTTTCCTTAAATAGACCCGACAAGCCTAGACATAAACTTTCCAAAACAGAGATTGAGTTAGGAGGAATTCCTAATACTTCTGAAGATGTTAAGCAATGTCACGCTGCGGCCATTGAGTCTTATATAGAAAAGTATGTTGGCATAGACTCCACTAGCACGTATAGGGAAAGTGATGAGATGGGAGATATGTATTTTAACAAGACCTTAATGGATTGGGCAAGATTTGATATTACTAGAAGAACAAAGTATGATGCCACCATTAGTTCAGGTCTAGCCATTATGGCTAATCAGAAACATATTTACACTCCGATTAAAAAAGAATCAAAAATTAGCGTTAAATTTGCAAGATATAGTAATAAAGGATCAATTAGCCAAATACTAAAAGAATGAAATATACACCACTTACCATCGCACCCCTTTCTTTTCCTGGACAATTAGCCACAGATGCCGAAAAAGAATCTCCTGAATTTGGACTTCGAATTGGTCAAGCCATTCAGTTTGAGTGGTTCAGACGAGATGGTAATACGTGTACTTTTTATAATCAATGGTTAGAGTTTCATAGGCGAAGACTTTATGCCCGTGGGGAGCAGTCAATAGCAAAATACAAAACTGAATTTGCAGTTGATGGAGACTTATCTCATCTTAATATGGATTGGACTCCTGTCCCTATTATTCCCAAGTTCGTAGATATAGTAGTTAATGGAATGTATGATAGGATGTTTAAAGTTAAAGCTAGTGCCGTAGATGCTATAGCCTCGGAACGCAGATCAGCCTATGAAGATATGATTGAGGGTGATATGATAGCTAAAGACTTTTTATTGCAGACTCAAGAAGAGTTTGGAGTAAATGCCTTTAATGTACAGCAGGATAAACTTCCAGAAACCGATGATGAGTTAGCATTATATATGCAGATGAACTATAAGCCGGGGATAGAAATAGCCGAAGAGATAGGAATAGAAACTTTATTGGAGGAAAATCATTATGATGATATACGTAAACGAGTTGACTACGACCTTATGGTGGTAGGAATGGGTATGGTAAAACATACTTTTTTGCCCAATAGCGGAGTACAAGTAGATTATGTTGATCCCGCTAATGTAGTTTATAGTTATACAGAGTCTCCATATTTTAAAGATTGCTTTTATTTTGGCGAAGTAAAACGTGTCCCGGTATCAGAACTTTTAAAGATTAATCCCGACCTTACGGATGATGAGCTTAAAGATATAGTTCAGCTAGGATCGGCGTGGTATGACTATTATGGTATTCTTCGCCCTTACAGAGATAGCCTCTTTCAAAAAGATGTAGTTACATTACTCTATTATAATTATAAGACCACAAAACATATGGTCTACAAAAAGAAATTTTTAGATAATGGAGGAGAGAGAACCTTACGTAAAGATGAAAACTTTAATCCCGAAACAGAGGATCAGGAAAGATTTATAAAGCAAGAACGCAGAATAGATGTATGGTATGATGGCATCATGGTATTAGGAAGTAATTATCTATTAAAGTGGGAGTTAGCAAAAAATATGGTGCGACCTCAATCTGCTAGTCAGTATGCTAAACCTAATTATGTGGCGTGTGCGCCTAGAATGTATAAAGGAGTCATTGAATCTTTAGTAAGAAGAATGATTCCTTTTGCAGATTTAATACAGATGACTCACCTCAAATTGCAACAAGTATTGCAAAGAGTGGTTCCAGATGGGGTATTCATTGATGCCGATGGTTTAAATGAAGTCGATCTTGGAACGGGAGCCGCCTATAATCCCGAAGATGCATTAAGACTATATTTTCAAACGGGTAGTGTTATTGGTAGGAGCTTTACGCAAGATGGGGAATATAATCACGCTAAAATTCCAATTCAAGAACTAAATGCCAATAGCGGTCAAGCCAAAATTACAAGTCTCATAAATAGTTACAATCACTATTTAAATATGATAAGAGATGTAACGGGACTCAATGAAGCTAGAGATGCATCTACTCCTGACCCTAATTCATTGGTAGGACTTCAGAAATTAGCCGCCCTTAATTCTAATACTGCTACTAGACACATTTTAGATGGCAGTCTTTTTATTACTAAACACCTAGCAGAATGTTTATCTATTAGGATGTCCGATATATTAGAGTTTGCTCCTTTCCGTGAAGAATTTGCTAATCAAATTGGGAAATATAATATTAAACTCTTGGAATCCATTAATGATTTATATCTCCATGACTTTGGAATCTTTATTGAAGTAAGCCCGGATGAAGAGGAGAAAGCCCAGCTTGAGGCTAATATTCAAATGGCATTACAGCAAGATAGTATTAATTTAGAAGATGCTATCGATATCCGAATGCTTTCTAATTTAAAACTAGCCAATGAGTTATTAAAGGTTAAACGTAAAGAGAAAGCTAAACAAGACCAGGAGGCTGAAGAAAAGAAAATGCAGATGCAGTCGCAGATAAATATGCAGTCTCAACAAGCGGCATCTCAAGCTAAAATGCAACTATTAGAAATGGAGACCCAAGCCAAAATAAAAATAGAACAAGCAGAGGCGGCTTTTCAGATAGAAAAGTTAACGGCAGAAAAAGATCTTAAACAACAACTTATGCAGACTGAATTTCAAATGCAGATGCAATTAAAGAAAGTTGAGGCAGATGCTCTTCAACAAAGAGAGTCCGAGAGGGAAGTAGCTAAAGAAAGTCGCATATCTCAACAAAACACTCAACAATCCCACCTTATAGAACAACGACAGATGTCGGGGCCGACAGTAGATTTCGAGTCTAATGAAGACACGTTGGATGGCTTTGATTTATCAGAATTTGAGCCGGGTTAGTAAAATGTTAAAAAAAAATATTAACTTTGCTTTAATGGATACTAAATACTAAAATTAAATCTAATCTAATATGGCAGAGTTTCAAGTAAAATCTCTTGACGATGCGGAGGCAAAATCTCAACAAGAAGTTGAGGCAACTTTGTTGAAAGAAGATCAAGAGACAGCGACTCCGACCGAAACATCAGAAGTCGTGGTAAATGATACCACCAATGAAGTTAAAGTAGAGTCATCGCCTGTATCAACCGAGTCAGCAACAACTGAAGAAGTCGCAGAGACACCCGAAGAAGTTGTAGACCCATTAAATGAAAATAGCGTTCTTTCATATATTAATGAGAAATACGATAGAGAAGTTAGCTCTATCGATGAACTTTTTAAGGCAGAAGAAAAAGGAATAGACCTCCCAGAAGATGTCGAAGCCTTTTTGAAGTTTAAGAACGACACAGGGAGAGGCTTAAATGATTATGTAAAATTAAATACTAATTATGACGAGCTGGACCCCGACAAAGTATTAGCCGAGTTCTGGAGGCTGACTCAACCTCGTTTAGATGAGGAGGATATAGCCTTTGAGTT